GTAGGTCCGCCACCCGGACACGCCGCCCTGCGCCAACACGGCGACATTGGCGAGTGCGGGTTCGACGCCGGCGGGGTCACCGGGGTCCATGAGCCGGTACAGGGTCTGCATCCCCGCGACCGGGTCGACCTGTGACACGCGGGCGCGGACAGTCCAGGCGAGCAGGGCGTCGCCGACCCCGAACCCGGCCGGGTCGATGAACGGGTCGGACGGGTAGACGTCGAGGGACGGCGGCGTGGGCATGTTGTTCACGTAGGCGACCACCTGGAGCTCGGGGATCTCGTCGGCGATCACCTGGAGCGCGTCCATGAACGCGAGGGCGACATCCTCGAGGCCCGTGGTCGCCGTCGCCATCTACGCGATCCCTTCGTGGACCTTCAGCGGGGTCAGCTTCAGCGCGTGCCGCCGCCACGTGTCCAGGCCCATGAACACCGGCACCGCTTCCTGCCCCACCGGCAGCGACCCGAACGCGCTGAACGTCTGTCGCCAATGCTCGACCGCCCTGTCGAGGTTCACACCGACGACGAGAGGCGGCGGCGGCACAGGGGCAGGGTTGCCGACCGGGTCGTAGCCGAGCTCCCAGTCGATCTCCGCCGCCGCCTCGTCGAGGCAGCGTTGCATCGCGGCCACCTCCCCGGGCGTGGCCTGGGGTTTCTGCAGGTACATCTGGAGGTCGCAGACGGCCGCGTACGCCACCTCAGTCCCCCTCCTCCTGTTTCTCGGCGGCCCGGATGCTGGCGATGATGTCGGCCTTGTTCATGCTCGCGTTCGCCGGTGACACCCCGTGCTCCTGGGCGTAGGCGAGCAGCTCGTCCTTCGTCATCCCCTCCAACCCCTCGGCTTCCTCCGCCGCTTGCTCACCTGACTGGCCGCCGGTGCCCTCGTCCCCCGGCCCTGAGCTGTCGGCGCGGACGACCTGCTGGTTCGGGTTGTCCCAGAGCTCGGCCATCACGGCGTCTTGACGATCTTCACGATGCCCGTGCTCTCGATCACCATCGGCGTGAAGTAGCCCGCATAGGCGACCTGGACGCCGAGCACGGACGGCTCGACGACGGACAGGGACCCGATCCGGTCCTCGTACACCTCCGCGGCCGCACTCGAGAACATGAGGATCCGCAGCGTCCCGACACCCGCGCTCACATAGAGGGGGACGCCGCTGATGCTGCCGACCAGGCCTGTCCCCATACCGGCGGCGGCGAACCCTTCGCTGATCGCGTTCTGCGGGTTCACGGGCGGGAAGATGGGGGCGAGGATGGGGAGCATGTCGGGGCCGGTGACCGCGAACACCCGGCCGGCCCCCTTCGTGGCGAGGTAAATCTTCGACGCGGCGTCCCACAGGGACGCTGAGACGCCGGCGGCGGTGGCAGCGCCGGTGGCGATCGGGACGCCCGCCGTGGCCGCCGAGTCGAACGCCGCACAGGCTGCGGCCTCGGTCTGGATGGCGTAGTTCGCGGCGAGGTCGCCGACCACGATGTCCATGATCCCCGGCGTCGTGAAATCGACGTCCTGCCTCGAGACGTTGACGTAGCCGCCGTAGGTGACCGCGGTCGCGGTGAGCTTGGTGATCGTCATCTTCTGGGAGACGAGCTCGCCTTTCTCCGCCGACTGCGTCGCGACGCTCGTATGCTGCGTCACCTTCGGCCTCGACCATGTCTGCCCGGGCAGCTGCCTGGGGCCGAGCTGGGTGACGAGCGACCGGTTCGTGTCGATGAAGTTCACGACCGGGCCGAGGATGGGGGCTGGGATCAGGCCGGGGTTGTCCGCGGTCGTCTGATGCGCCGCGGCGCGCTGCTCAACCTGGTACCGCTCCAGCCGTTCCTTCGCGGCGACCGACGACCCCATCAGCACCTGGATGTAATCCGACATGTATTCGCCCGCCGTCCGGTACTCCACCTTCGGCGGCGTGCTTTTGTCGCGGTCGCCCATGAACTTCGCGATCTCGGCGAGCTGCGCCCGGCTGTCGATCGCGATCTGCCGGGTCTCCTTCAACGGGCCGATCTGCTTGTGGAGCTCGCCCATCCGCTCGCGGGCGCGCGTCACCATCTCCATCTCCTGGGACGTGAGGTCGCGGCCCTCTTTCTCGGCGGCCTCGACGGTCACGTCGATGAACCCTTGCTGGTCGTTCACCTCGCCGACGAGGCGGGTGAGAACCTGGTCCGTTGTGTTCATGCGGGGTAGCCTCGCTTCCCTAAGCGAAAAGGACTGGTTTCGCTCGAGCGCCACCTACCCCACGGGTTCTGCCGGCGCCGCCCACGGCGGCCATCAACGGTCAGCGTTCGGTGGTCACCCCGAGTGTCGCATACCGGTCGGCGAGCATCCAACCCCTGACCATGTCGAGGTTGGGGCGCGGGACCGGGTCGCCGGGCTCACCGGCCTCCCGGACAGCCAGCACCTGGGCGGTCTTGTAGGCGGGGTCGGGTGTCATCGCAATATGGTCGAGCCACAGGCGGTTCAGGCGGCGCAACCCTCGCTCGGGCCACGTCTCGCCGCCGTCGGGGACCCCGAACCCGGCGCTGGCGTCCAGCAGGCCGTCGTCGGCCAGTGCGAGCGTCTCGTCACCCGCGGCGGTCCTCGCGATCTGCAGCTCGGCGACCAGGCCAACCTCCCGGGAGGGGTGGAACGCGACCGCCCTCCCGACGACCTGGTCGATCACGTGGCCGCGGTTGACCGCGATACGCCGGTGGCGGGCGTCCAGCCCCTCGAACGCGCCGCGCGACACGATCTCCCGGATCAGCCTGCCCTTGTGCACAACCTGCGCTTCGGTCTCGTACGGCATCACGATCAGCTCGATCTGCCGTTTCGGGAACGACACGCCGACCTGGGTGGCGGACCGGAACTCGAGCTCCAGTGTGGTCATTTCAGTACCCCCGCGGACACGTCGGTGGGGACGCTGTTGTCGAGCCGTTCGGCGTCCCGGATCTCCTGGACCGTCAATGCCGGCTGCCCGGTCACCGGGTCCACAATGCTGTTCAGGATCTGGGCGGTTTGCGCCCGGATCAGTGGTTCCGGCTGCACATACGAGTCGCTGTTCAGCTCCACCCTGGTTCCCCTGGGGAGCAGCCACCCGGACAGGGCCGACATCACCGCGCGCGCTTTGGGGCGGAGCCCGGTGCGCCAGTGGTAGTCGTACATGCCTTCCATCGTCTTGTAGGTCATGCTGTCCGGGCCGGCGGGCAGCCCCACCAGTGGGCCGGGCACCCCGAGGAGCTCCGCGATCCTGGCCTCGTTGAACTGGAGCAGCTCGACGAGCGCCATTTGGACGGGGTCGACCTGGACGGCCTCCCAGGTGACACCCCCGGACAGGACGGCGGGTTTCCCGACGGTGCTGGCGCGCGCGTCGACCCAGTCGGCCTGGAGTGTGGCGGCCTGGACGGGATCCCTGTTCCCGGGGACGGTGAGGATGCCGGCGGGGATGCCGCCGCCGGCGGCGAGCTGGGTGCCGTACCGGGTCAACACCTGGGCTGCGACCATCCGGTAACCCCCGGCTTCGAGCGGGCCGTGCCCGCGCGCGTCGGCGACACTGCTCGAGTACCGGATGTGGAGCAGGTCGCCGCCTGGGCCGGTGGGGCTCACCCCCGCCGACACGGGCATGTCGCCGATCCGGTAGCGGCGGCCCCCGTCGGGTGACAGCTCCGCGCTCACCAATCCCGGCGGGACAACGTGGAACCGGGCGGGCCACCCGGTCGCGTACCGGGCGGTGGTGATCACGAACGCCTCGCCGAGCTGGAACGCCCAGAACAGCTCTTTCGAGAACTCCTCGAAGCTGTTGTACACGTCGGGGTCGGGGTTGTTCATCCAGTCGGCCCCCAGGTAGTCGGCGGCGCCGACCAGGTAGGGCGGCATCGTCGACAGGACACTCGAGTTGCGGTCCAGGCACATCCACGCGGTGTCCGTCAGCTGGGGTGTGAGCGATTGCTGCCACGCGGGCGGCCACCAATCACTCGGCCACCCCGACCAGGCGGACGCCATGATCCTGGGTGGCGGCCCTGCGAACACGTCGGCCCCCTCGACCGTGACGCCGTGCGGGTCCCCCGGTGTTACCAGCTGGTCGGGGCCGACAGTCGACGGCGGAACCGACGCGGGGTCGTTCGGGTTGGGGGTGATGTCGTCGGGCGGCCGCAGCGCCATACGGGCAGCGAGATCGCGGATCCCCACGCCACCGGAGTATACCCCACTGATTTGGTGGACAAAGCGTCGGGCTAGTAGATCGCCGGGGTCGGTGCCGGCTGATGCGCAGCGTTCACAGCCCACACGAGTGCTTTCACCAGATGGGGGTGACCGTACATGGGGATCAGCGTCATCCCGTTGATGCCCTCACGGACGCGGGCTTGTTCGACGGCAGCGGTGAGCTCCTGCGCCGGCTTGTGATGCACGATGACCCTGTTCGCGGCCAGGTCGCGGAACAGTGGGAGCCCCGTCCGGGTCTCTTTGATCCCGGACGGCTCCGGGGTCGGCAGCATCTCCAACGGGACACGCGACAACAGGTTGGCGCCCACCAGGATCTGGGTGACGTCCCAGTAGCCGGCCAAGTGTTCGACGTCGAGGATCGCGCTGTCCCAGTCGTCGTACACCCACCCGTCGACCTCGAGTTGCCCGTCTGGGAGCAGGCACACGGCGGCGACCGCCGCCCCCTTCCCCCAGTTGTCCTCGACGGCGAGCCACATCGGCCCGGTCGCGTCCACGTCACCGGCTAGTGATGCCCAGACGCCGGGTGGGAGCAGCTCCTCCCCGTCCAGCTTGACCGCCGCCTGTTCCGGCCACTGATTCAGCCACTGCGACCGGAAGCCTTCGACCGGGTCGGGCTCGTCCGGGTCCAGGGTGCCGCCGGCGCGGGCGTTCGCCAATTGCTGCGCGACGAGCTTCTCGCGTTGCGGCGTCCAATGCGGACTGGCCAATCGCCACCCGGTGCGGTCCTCGAGGTGCGCGTCCCTGGGAGCACTCCATTCGATCAGGAGGTCGCCGTCGCCGGTCTCGAGCTCGGCGAGCGCGGCGCGGCGCCGGTCGACCATCAACGGGGTGGCGAGCCGGTGCGCGGTCGACACCAGCAGCAGCTGCGGCTGCGCCCGCTCGACCATCGTCGGGGCGAGCCCCTCGCTGACGACCTGTTCGTCGACCTTCCACCCCTCATCCACCGCGCCTAGGCTCACCGAGTACCCGTACACGGCGCCGCGGGCGCGGATCATCCACCTCGACCGGTCACCCAGCCACTCGATCGCCTCCTGCCCGTTCACCTCCGTCACCTTGTACTCCCTGGGCCGCTGACGGCACCAGATCCGGGCTGTCCGCTGCACCTCCTTGCAGATCGCGATGTCCTTCCCCGTATGCAAAACGTCCTGCGGCTCCCCGAACCGGTCGCCCTGATGAATCCGCCAAAGAAGCAGCTCGCGGAGCAGCCACGATTTGCCGAGCTGGCGGGCCATGCTCAGGATCAGCGCGTCCCACACCAGCCTGTCGTCCCCGTCATGCTCAAGCAGCCGCGTCGCGACCAGCCGCTGCCACCAGCGGAGCCGCCGCCCCTCCCGCTCCTCCGCCCACCCGATGAACACCCGGCCGAGCGACCCGGTCGCGTCCGGGTGCGGCACCGTCATCAACCTGGGCCACGTCGCATCCCTGGGCGGCCGCCGCAGCCCCCGCAGCCACGGGACACGCCACCGCGGATCGTTCGCGGGCAGCCCCACCGGCTCCGCCACCACCTGCTTCGCCGGCGGCGACTGGGCGAGCTGCCCCTTCCGATGCCACCCCCGGTTACACCACCGGTGCTCCGGCCCCGCATACCGTGTCTTGTCACCATCAACATGCCCGAGGTCCCACGGCTCCCCCGGCAGAATCAGGCCGCCGCACCGGACACAAGACGCACCCCCAGCCAGAACCAGCGGCTCCAACTGGGCGCGTTTCGCCTGATGCTTCGCCCCATACCCCCTGGCCGCCGTCGACCCGATCCCCCCAACTCGCCCATACACGCGCGCAGTCACCCCAACCCCGCCCCCCTCACCCAGGCCCCGCACCGGTCGCCCAGCAGGGGGGTTTTTCCGTC